CTCTGTAGACAACAGGACATCTTTTGAACTTAGTAATGGTTCGCAGATAAAGGCCTCGTCAACTAGCGGCGATGCTGGTCGTTCAGAAGCACTATCATTATTAGTAATCGATGAGGCTGCTCACGTCGAGGGCTTGGACGAACTGTGGACGGGCTTGTATCCTACCTTGTCGACTGGTGGTAGATGTATAGCCCTTTCTACGCCTAATGGTGTAGGCAATTGGTTTCACCAAACTTACATCGCCGCGGAATCTCAAAAAAATGATTTTTTCTCGATTATTCTCCCATGGGACGTGCATCCGGAAAGAGATGAAGAGTGGTTTGAAAAAGAAACAAGAAATATGTCAAGAAGACAGATTGCTCAGGAGTTAGAATGTGACTTTCTTATGTCTGGCGAGACAGTATTTCACCAAGATGAACTTAAAATTATAGAAGCAAATATACAACCGCCTAAATATAAGACAGCATTTGATAGAAATTTTTGGATCTGGGAAGAGTTTGATCCAAAATATACATACTTGTTAGCTGCTGATGTGGCCCGAGGAGATGGAAAAGACTATTCTGTTTTCCATATTTTTAAAATTGAAACTATGGAGATAATAGGAGAATACCAGGGAAAGGTAACACCGGATATTTTTTCTAATTTAATTGTGAACGCCGGTAGAGAATATGGCAATTGTATGGTTGTTGTAGAAAATAATTCGGTTGGATATTCAGTCTTAGAAAAACTTAGAGAGGCAGAATATCCAAATATTTATTTTTCCTTTAAAGCGTCTCATGAATACGTTGAACAGCATATAGCCGAAGTAAAAAGTAACGCCATCGCCGGGTTTACGATGTCAATGAAAACTCGACCTTTGGTAATCGCCAAATTAGAGGAATTTGTAAGAAATAAACTAATTACAATATATTCTTCGAGAATATTGAGTGAAATGAAAACTTTTGTTTGGCATAACGGTAAACCTCAAGCTATGAAAAAATACAATGATGATCTTATAATGGCTTGCGCTATTGGATGTTGGGTAAAAGAAACAGCTTTCGAAGTCTCAGAAAGAGAATTAAATTATAAAAAAGCATTTTTAAGCTCAATGGTTTATACAAATACAAAAATTAATACTACAATACCAGGGATGAGTGGATATAAAAAAGTCCAGGATCACGAAAATAGAAAGAAATACGAAAAATTCTCTTGGTTAATAAAAGGTTAAAAAATGGCTACTAGAAGAAGAAATCCTAGAAATGCAGAAAGTCAGTTATTTAGAAAGCTGACTAAACTGCTATCTGGTCCGCTGGTTAATTACCGTCGGCAACTACCCAGAAAAATAAAGCGACGACAATTAGACAAATTTAAATTAAAGTCCGCGTCGGGCCAGCAGTTCCAAAAAACAGCTTATAGTCCATATGAAACACTTCAAGCTAATTTTATGGCTAATCAAAATCGTATGGATAGATACATTGATTTTGATCAAATGGAATATACTCCAGAGATTGCATCAGCGTTGGATATTTACGCAGATGAGATGACCACCTCCTCTGATCTTAAAAACCTATTGACGATTAGCTGTGCGAATGAGGAGATCAAGGCTATATTAGAAAACCTCTATATTAATACTTTGAACCTAGAATTTAATCTTTTTGGATGGTGTAGAACAATGTGCAAGTATGGAGACTTTTTCTTGTACCTTGATGTTGATGAAGTAGAAGGTATCAAGTATGTTGTTGCCTTGCCGCCACACGAAGTAGAGAGACTTGAAGGAGAAGACAAAACTAATCCGAATTATGTACAGTATCAGTGGAATTCTGGTGGACTAACATTTGAGAATTGGCAAATTGCACATTTTAGAATTTTAGGAAATGATAAATATTCTCCCTACGGAACTTCTGTCTTGGATCCTGCCCGCCGCATCTGGCGCCAACTAACGTTACTCGAAGATGCGATGATGGCATATAGAATTGTGAGATCTCCGGAGAGAAGAGTTTTCTATGTTGATGTTGGTAACATTGCAGTAGAAGATATTGAACAATATATGCAAAAAGTTATGAGCCAGATGAAACGAAACCAAGTCATCGATCAGGACACTGGTAGAGTTGATCTTAGATATAACCCAATGAGTGTGGAAGAAGATTATTTTATTCCTACTCGTGCTGGTGTGTCAACAAAAGTTGAAACCCTGGCCGGTGGACAGTACACTGGCGACATCGACGATGTTAAATACTTAAGAGACAAACTATTCTCTGCTTTAAAAGTCCCGGCATCTTATATTTCGAGAGCTGAAGGCGCTGAAGAGGACAAAACTACGTTAGCCCAAAAAGACGTGAGATTTGCCAGAACAGTTCAAAGGCTACAAAGAGCAGTCGTATCAGAATTAGAGAAAATTGGAATTGTGCACTTGTTTACGCTTGGTTACCGTACTAGTGACTTGATTAATTTTCAACTTTCCTTGAATAATCCGTCAAAGATTTCTGAATTGCAGGAGCTAGAGCATTGGAGAACTAAATTTGATGTAGCTCGTGGGGTCCCGGAAGGATTCTTTAGTCAGCGTTGGATTGCACAAAATGTGTTTAGCCTTTCGGAAGAGGAGGTCATAAGAATGCAAAGAGAGACCTTCTATGATAGAAAATTAGCCGCGGAGCTTGAGATGGCTGTTGAACAATCCGTTCAAGAGGCGGCATCTGACATGGGGTTAGGCCCACCACCGGGTGAGGAACCAATGCCAGACGAAGCTGCTCTTCCAGGAGAAGAAGCACCCCCGGGACCCGGCGCTGAAATGCCACCGGAAGAGGAGCCCGATGTTGGAACTCTCTTGGCCGAGCCAACGCCAGAAGAAGCAACAGAGGCCGGAGAGGAAATAGTGGCGAAAAGAGATGACGGTTCTTATCTAACCGCCGGCTCAAATGGTCACTGGTATAAGCCTGTGACTTCAGATATGCGCCGCCTTGGTGCTCGAAACAGATCAATGAGCGATGATCAAATGGCTAGTAGTTCAAAAAGAAACACCTTGAAGGGTTGGAATGAACTAATGTCTCTTGTTCGTCTTTCAGAAGATAAAACTACTACTTATATTGACCAGGAAAGAAAGATATTTGAAACTAATACCGATATCAAGAAACTAATACAAGAATTAGAGGATAGGGAGTTGGCTGTTAAAGATGAAACATAAACACAATAAGAAAAGAAATACAGCTTTTGTTTTTGAAGCTTTGGTAAAAGAACTTGCCAAATCTACATTTAACAAGCAGTACGAGATGAAAAATAAAATTGTTAGCCTGATAAAAGAACACTTTCGTGCCGGCACTGAAATTGCTAAAGAGCTAGAAATTTATAAAAATTTAACAGAGACAGGTTTGCAAAAAGATTTAGCTGAAAAAATTCTTAACGAATCAAAACGTCAATATAGCACTCTAAACAAAGAGAAAATTTTTAAAGAACAAAGTGACATGATAGCAAAGATTAATAAGTTTATCTCTAAAAGTGTTTTTAATAATTTTGTACCAAACTATAAACATTTAGCCTCTATATACCAAATCTTAAACAGCGAAATGTCACCAAAGAAAAGAGTTTTACTAGAGGGAGAACTTTTAAGTAAGATGGCCGACTTTGCCAAAGAGTCACAGTTAGCAGAAAAGGTACCGACTGATCTGTTGGTATTTAAAACATTCGCTAAAAAGTTTAATCAAGCTTATGACTCAAGATTATTTTCAGAACAAAAAGAATTGTTAAGCAAATATGTCACTTCTTTTGTTGATAATGGGATTAATTTAAAAATATATTTAAATGAAGAAATTGGAAGAATTAAAACAGTGCTGAAGGAAGCTGAAAGCTTGCAAGAAATAAGTACTGATCCAGAAATGTTAGAGAAAACAAAAAAAGTTTTAAATCTTCTTGAGGATTATAGACATAAGGATATAGATTCTTCTATGATTGAAAAAATACTCAAGATACAAAATTTAGTTAGAGAGATTAACGACTAATGGCTATAAACATAGAAATAGGTAACAAAGAACCAAAATCAGACGCAGTTGTCGGAGAAGTTGAGGGAACAAAACTGTCTATCGATCTAAATGTTCGAAGAACTTTAGATGACAATTTGATAATTTTCGATCATGAAGATATAGATATCGTTATAGTACCTGAAAAAAATAAAATTGTCACGTTTGCAAAAAGCGCATTTGATGACGAAGTTTACAGCACCGCGGATCGAATGTTTAAATTTCTGGTAAAAAAAGGACTGATTGTGCCTTCGTCAATACAGGGCGGCAATGTGTATGCATCTCTGGAGGGTAAGTTACCTAACACGACTAAGTATAATGTTGTTCAGCATGCATTACTCGGTATAGCTAAATTTATTGAAGAAGAGAAACCTGAGATGGAATTCACAAAAGCTCTACAGGCTGCCGAGGAAAATCGTCTGTCGGACCCAGACGACATTGACTCGACTGAGTTAGGGGAAGTCCCGCATGAAGAAACAAAAGGTTCCATAAGAAAGGGTATTTTGCCGTTTGGCATATCATCCATTTATAGACTATAGAGGTTATGTGAGTTTAGTTTATTTTATATTGATCGCCTTTGGTCTAACACAAATTTTAGTTTATGGAAGTATATTTGATAGTGTTCGCCCCCAGCCACACTCATATTATGGCCTAGGAAAACTCTTTCATTGCCCGATGTGTTTGGGCTTCTGGGTAGGTGTATTTCTCTTTGGCATAAATGGATACACAGAACTATTTAGTTTTGAATATAATTTAGTTAATGGTGTCCTTTTAGGGTGTCTCAGTTCGGGAACTTCATATGTTCTCAGTGTAATTTTTAGCGATAATGGAGTAAAGTATGAGGTACACACACACAAACGAAATGAAAAGGTGGAAGCTACAGCCAGTAAGACACTGTTGCAAGGGTAGTTCACTCGCCCGGGTGGCGCCCGGGTTTTATTTTTAAGGTATTAAAAAATGTCAAAGTTGTTATTAAGAGAATATCATGAATTATGTGCCGATGGCATGTGCTTGGATATGTTGACGGAGAGCGAACGCGCCCGTCGAGCTAGCGGTACTGTATTCTTAACCGGTAAATTACAGCAAGCGAATATACAAAACGGTAATGGAAGAATTTATAGAAAAGACACATTACAGAGAGAGGTAGAAAACTATCACAAGATGGTTAATGAGAGGCGCGCCCTTGGCGAACTAGATCACCCAGATGACTCTGTTATCAATCTAAAGAACGCCTCTCATCTAGTGACTAGAGTTTGGTGGGATGGCGACGACGTTATGGGAACAATAGAAGTTTTGAACACCCCGTCCGGTAAAGTGTTGCAAGAGCTTATCAACGCGAATGTTAAATTGGGAATTTCGTCCCGGGGCATGGGCTCCGTAAAACAAGAGGGATCAAAAACTTTGGTTGAGGACGATTTTCAATTAATCTGTTTTGATATGGTGTCCGAGCCTTCAACACCTCTAGCGTTTATGACACCATCTGTCGTAGCAGAATCACTTATCCGAGAAACTTATTCTAAAGCAGACAAAATCAATAGGGCTCTTAACGAGGTATTAAGGTAAATTATGCAAAAAGAAAATTTAAAGGTTATCCTAAAGCCGCTTATTAAACAGTGTATCAAGGAATGCATCTTAGAAGAAGGTGTTTTGTCGGGTATAATTACAGAAGTGGTAAAGGGCATGGAGTCTCAACGAGTGGTAACCGAGGGAATGACTGTTAGACCAGCCGCTACTCCTCCAGGTCCGGATCCTGAAGAAATAAAGCGGAGAGAAGAGGAATATGAAAAAGATCGACAAGAAAGAATTCGTCGATTAAATGAAACTGCTAATATCGGCGGCGTAAACGTATTTGAAAATTTGCAAAACGTTCCAGAGGAGCAACCTAAGTCGGATACACCAGGAGCAAATCCCCTAGCTGGGGTGGCACCGAATGATTCTGGTGTTGATATTAGCGGAATAATGGCTTTGAGCCAAGGAAAGTGGAAGGATTTAGTGTGACTTAAATGTCAAGCAATAAGCCAATTAATGTTGAGGTAACTTTAGAACAAGCTGGTGGTAATTTTACACGGATGCTCAAGAGATTCACCAAAAAAGTTAAAAAAATGAAAATCTTAGAAGAAGCTCGTGAGCGCATGTATTACGAAAAACCTTCTAAGAAAAGAAAAAGAAAGAAAGAAAAAAGTCGACGCATCGCTCAAAAAAGTGAAGCGGCAAGAAGAGAAAAAACAATTATAAAGTATAAATAAGTAAGGAAAGCGAGATGGCATACCCCACAGATGCAGCATTTATAGGTGTTGGTAGATTTAAAGGTTATTGGAACGCCTCAACCAACAGTGGTTCCAACAATACAGATTTGCATGCATATAGCTCCACACCCCTTCTTGTCTCTGGTGCTCTTGGAATGGCTGGCGGGTCGAATGGTTATAACGG